TGTTCTGTTGCTATTTGGGCAGCCCATCGTTGGAACAATGTTTCACCATCTTCAGCACCCAGTATCTGTGCAATGGCCTGAAGATAATGATAGTCCGGGTATGATTCACCACGAATCCACTTGTGGATGCTGAATCTGGAACATCCAACAATGTCTGCAATGCCTTGGATGCTGTGGCAGCTGGCTTGGATGGTTGCTCGTAAGATGATATTGAACTTGGGCTTCTGCAGTTCCAAGATTGTTTTATGTGCCCAATCCACACACACTTGACTGTCATGGAAGTCAATGTGGCTGTACACTGTTCCTTCATGGGTCAATACTGCTTCCCAGACATAACAAGTGTATTCTGGATGCCAGTATCGCTTGACAATGCCTACCTGAGCACCATCGAAGTAGATATCTATGTTGTCAATGCTATCTCCAAACTGTTTGCGTGCTGCAGTTCGGCCATGTCTTCTGATGTAGTCTCTGATTTGTTTGTTCATTGTGTTTTCTCCTAGATGTACATGAATGTTTGTTGTATTTTGATCAATCGGCCATTCTTATTGTTGGTAGCCAACAGTGCTGACCAATCATCATACTGTGACAGCTGCCGAATCCAATGTTGGGCTGCTGTCCGTGTGTGGAATATCTTGGTCAATACTTCACTGTCATAGTCTGCTTTGTAGATTGCAATGTGCAGTTCTGTGATTCTCATAATGCACCACCATTGACCAATGTGGCAATGTATGCCAACAGTTTGAATGAAGGGAATATCAGCATGGCCATTCCCAGTGCCATGATTGCTTGTCCAATGGTTTGTCCAAGTGCGGTTGCTTGTTGTTTGTTCATTTTGAAGTCTCCTTAGCTTCTAGTCGTGTAAGTATTGCGATTGCTACATTCATCAGTCTGCTGATGTTACGTAGTTCTTCAAGGTCTTTGTTTTGGTATGCTGTTATGGCTTGCGCTTCCAGCTGCTTGATGTATTTTTGAATGGCATTCATTGTTTGTACCTGTGTTATCGTTATGCTTCGATAGTATTTGCGGAGCTATTTCTAATTGCTGTTAGTTGATTAATAATCTCTTGTTTTTTACTGAATAATGCTCTCATAGTTAACTCATACATATCTCGTGAGATTGCCTTCGATTCTCTTAATGCTCGAAGATTATCCAATGCCTCTTCATGTTCTAAATTTTGAATACATAGATCTATGATTTCTTCTGTTTGTTCACTCAAGTTGTCTTGTTCTAAAACACTATTGTATTTTTCATATTTTTCTTGTCTTTCTTGATTAGTGAATTTCATTTTGTACCTCTGTTTGTTGTTTGATGGTTTGTCCATCTGTTTATAAGTATACACAGTCTGTTCATGTTTGTCAACAAAAAAGATTTATTTTATTTTTGTGTTATACTGTGTCTATGACTGATTATCCGATTATGACAGTACAGCAGCGAATGACATATGGTGAAAAAAACTTTCTCCAGTATGTCAAGCCAATGGTGCAAGATGCTTTTCCCGGTACTTGGTACAGCTGCAATGGAACAGAACTGGACACTGACCATGGTGTTGATTTCATCATTGTGAATGGTGCTCAGGTCACCACCATTGCTGCCAGATGTTGGATGGCCTATCCACAGTCACACTTTGCACTGAGATGGAGAAGAACCGGCCAGATTGACAGGCATCTGGAACTGGATAACAGATTGCATGCATTCAAGACTGGTGGTCTGATGACTGATTGGACCATTGAAGGCTTCCATTGGGAAGGCAGATCATATGTGGCTGCAATACCCACCAAGAAGCTGTTTGCACATGTTGACAAGTTCTATGACTGTCTTCCAACCTTCGAACTGTTTAACCCAAACAAAGACAGTGTCTTTTTCAAGAGAGTACCATTCTTGAGAGTCCATGATGATGTCATCAAGTTTATTGGGCCTTGTCCTGTAGACTGTTCTTGATATCTTTGACATCATCTTTCAGAACATGCACTTCACCATTCAGTTCTTTCATGCTGGTGTTCAATGTCTCCAGTCCTTCCCGGTATACCTTCCGGTCTTCATTGTGTGAATCAATGATGTTGTCAATCTGTTTCATGTGTCTGTCCACCCAGATTGGAAGGTGTGTTGCAACCCATCTGCCAATGTAAAAGATAGCCGCAATGCACAATGCTAAAGCTGCCACGGGGCCTGTTAAGACTTGAATCAATGTTTCTTCACTCATTACACCAATCATCTTTTGCTCCAGCTGTCCAACCCTTGTGCCATTCCAATTGCAATCTGAGACATTCCGAATGGTGACAATAGGTCTGTGTGTGTGTCCATGAATATCGGTTCACAGCAGATGGCAATGGGCTTGCCAACATTCTTGATGGTGTGCCAAGCGTTCTTTGTCCAGTCATCTGGCTTGGCTGCAATCACCTTCTGCTTCTTGACTGTGATCACCTTGCCAAGATTGGATGCCAATGCAGCTGCAAGTTCTTTTCCTTGGGTGGACAAGTGATGGTGGAAGAATGCACCATAATCACCACCACCAGCATTCAGATGCATGGCCAGATATACCATCTTGATGTCATCGAATCGGCCTGAATAGTCATTCACTCTGATGTGGCGTTCAGTGTAGGAACCATCACTGATGGGAATCACGTGGTGTCCAAGGTCCAACAGTCTCTTTTCCAACATCAAAGACAGATACCCGGTCCAGTGCGCTTCTTGTTCATCACTGGATATCTGGCCATCTTGATTGATGTCCACACTGGCACCACGGTCATCAACCTTGGATGGCTTGCCGGCATGCTGTCTGTCTATGAATATTAACATGTCTATAATCTAGCACAATACAAGTTCCATTTACACAAGTCTAGGATTGACCAATGGATTCGATTCAAGATGGAGGATGAACCGCCATTTTCCATCTGTCCATGACTTGGACACCACTTGACACTTGTGTTCATTCAATCCGAACTGTGAGCTGGTGAATGCAATCACATCACCCACTTCAAGATATCCGAAGGCTGGGAATGCTGATATCTCGATTCCATAGGCACCAAGACCACTGATTCTGATGACATCTCGTGCAATCCGGTATGCTGTATTCATATCCCAGACAAAGGGCAGTTCCAGAACTGTTTCACGAAGTCCAAACCGACTGAATGACAAGTCTGATACCGGGTCTTTTGCCAAGAATGGGTTCACATTTTTGCTGGATACTGTTGGGTCAATCACAATGGTGGACAGATAGTGATTGTTCTGGCCTTCATAACAGAACTTGACTGTGACCTTGTTGATGGGCTCGATGGACAATGGCTGGAGACCAGTCACAATGTCAAACATTCCAGATTCTGTGATGTAGAATGATGGGTTCACTTCTTCTGATTGGTAGTACAGATTCAATCTTGGTTCAAGTCCAGCTGGTCCATTGAATACTTCGATTGGCAGATATTTGATCAGATTGTCTTGCAACCACTCCAATGCAATCACTTCTGGGTCATTCACATATCCAGCGAATTTGTAACGGTTCAACACTGGCCGCAATCCCTCCCATGCTGACCGATTGAACTGGAGACCAGTCAGTTCCAGAATGTAGATGCAAAGATTCCCACCCAGATTCAATGACTGTCCAGTGATTGGGTCTTGACTACCTTCTCCATGATTGGCCCAAGATGCCCAGAATGTTTGGTCTTCATCTAAAGCTGGAACAAAACCATTGTCCACCAAGACACTTCCAGATTGGTATCTGGCATAACTGTATAGAATACCATCTGCATTGGTTGCAGTGCGGACATAGTCTGTGAAGTATCCACCATCTTGGTCATATATGGTGATTCTGTTTGCATCGACTTCACCCATTGCCAGAATCAATGTGATTGCAAGACTCGCACCGCTTCCAGATGTGTCTATGATGTATGTGGGTGTGACCTTGGCATCTTTGACCACTTCATATGATTTGCTGGTGTCTCTGATGAACCATGCACCCAATGCACCGAAAACGAATGGAACATATTTGCCAACCGGGTACTGAATCATTCTTCCAAGTGCAGCTGCACGTTGGTCCAATCCCGGAAACACAAAAGGATCAATCTCAAAACTGTTGGCCAGCAGCTTTCTTTTGGTGACATTCAAACCATTCTCAATCGCAAAGATGATATTGCCTTTGGGCTTGGTGGGTGTTCCAATGATTGGGTCAATCACCTTCCCTGAGAACAATGGCACCTTGTCTTGTTCTGTGAATGTTGTCTTGCCATCTGAGACCATCACCATGGACAACATAGCTGGTGATTGTTCCAGTGTTCGATTTGCCAACCATTCTGCAATCCAGTCTACATCATCAAACACCAGTTCCAATGACACTGTGTTGGAATCAATGTTGAATCCAACAATCTCGGTCTGTTGTTCAATACTTGGGTCACCCAGTCCACCATTGTATCTGTGCAGTTGTCCTGTGGCTGGGTCTTGGATGTCAATGGGTATGGTGCTGAACCGATATGGCTTGCCAAGATACTCGACTGTCAACAGATAGCACAGTTCTTTTCCTTGGATGTCTTCTGGATGCAGTCTCATCATTCCACCTCAATCAATGTCACTGTGGCCAATCTGAACATCTCATCCTTCTCTTCTTCTCCAATCACTGATTCCAAGGTCACACCACCAGACAATCTGACCAGTGAATGATTGTAGTACCGATTGAAGACAAAGAAGCCATCTTCATCTTCATCTTTGGGAATGGCTGGTAGGTACACCACTGGCTTCTGTTCACTGAGATATTGCGCAATACCCAACATCCCAAACACTGCATCACCATAGTTGGCCACAGGCATGCTGTCAGCTGCTGGGCTGAACTGCCAGAAGTCTGGATTCAGTTCATAGATGCTGCGACTGTCCACAGGTTCTGTCCATGCCACTTGGAATGTTCTGCGACCATCAGACATCTTCCGAGCGTAATACATCCCATCATTGGTGGTGTATGATTGAACATTGGAATCATAGCTGATTGACCGGCCACGTTGGTATTGTGGAGCCATGAAGTATATTGACCCAAAGACCATAGTACCAATCTGATAGTATCCCTCTAGTGTGTCCTGTGTTGGAATCTCGATTGCATATGCCACTTCACCAGCTCCAGTTGCAGCTTGGAATAATTCTGAAACAATGGTGATACTGTCTGGAATCAGATTGATGGTGCCAGATGTTGGAAGTGTCGTTGGGTCAACCAATGAACTGTCCATCACCAAGACAGCTGACTTGGCATCTGTTGCTTTGGCCCACAATCCTTCACTGTTTTGTACAATCTTGATGATATGCTTGTTCTCACCATCCACCAGTTCTGCTCGCCATCCAACGCATTCACCATACTTGAGATATATGTTTTTGGTCACATTGGTTGGAACCAGTGTTGCACCCTTGCGTTCATAGGTACCTGTGAGACCAGTTGAAACATCAATATTCATGATTGTGGACCAGCTTGAACCATTCCATCTTTTCAATGTGGCTGTCTTCCAGTTGATATTTGACAGATGGAGACCAGCAACATCATTCAGACCAAGATTCTTTTCACTGGACTTGGTGACCGGGTCTGTATACCATGCAATCCGTTCTGTGGATGTGTCATCAACACTTCTCCACACAACCCTTGGAGACAAGGCCACTTCATGGAAGATGTGTTCAATGGGATAGTCATACCGGGCTGCAATCTTGTATTCATCACCAGCTCTGGCCGGTGCATCTTTGGCACTCAGTAACAGACCACCATCAACATAGGCATAAGAACCATAAGAAGGATACAAAGCACCTCGAAGTTCTGGACTGGTTCTGCCAATACCACCAGCTGAAACATGCATTTCAGACCAGTATGATACAAAAGAACCAATGGACAGATGACCCCACTGGAAGAATCTTGTGATACCGGGGGATTGTGTACCCAAGGTCACACTGATTTCAGTCCACACTTTTGCCTGTTTTTCATCCCATTCTCGGAAGTACACTTTGACAGCTGTTCCATCTTGGAACACCATGAACTCATGCATCTTGGTCATGTCTCTGTTTTCAGTGTGCAATGTGGTGCTGTGGTCCAAGATTCTGAATCCACCAGTTGCAAACCGAATATTCAAGGTGAATCCATTGGAACCATCACTGGTTTGAACTTGGAACACAATATTGTCAACAGTCAGCAGTGCATTGTTTTGGACACGCATCTTGAACCGGTAGAACGTGTCATGGTATACACTTGGTGCATATGTATAATATCGGACATTTGTACTGGTTGCGATTCTCAGACCTTCTGAATTGACTGTGTGTGTTCCGGCTCCTGTGGTGCCATAGATGCTGGTGTTGTCTGGTGTCTGATTGTGAATCCAGTTATTGTCAAACCCATAATATTGATTCCGGTCTGGCTGTTGTTCTCGTTCTGGATGCTGAACTGAAGACCATCCACCAAGATACAATCCACCAAGACTGAGACCAGAAGAACCACTGGTGGTGTTCAATGCCAAGAATGTTCTGCCTTCCCACACTGCAGCCTTCAGATTCTTCAAGTCAACAGTTGAATCACCATTATAGATGATTGCTTGGGCCACACCACTGGTGAATCCAACAGACACTTGTTCCCAGCTTGAACCAAGGTCACGAGATTGGAAGCCATACAAGTCATTGTTGTCATCACGAACCACCACAAAGATAGTTTCATCTTGATACCAACATGCCAAGGTTCCATCAATCAAAGTGCTACCAGCTGCACTTGCAAAGGTCAATGCACCACTGTTGATGTTCACTTCATATTCATTGGTGTATTGACTGGTGGCCGCTGCAATACCGGGATTGGGTATTTTCAAGAATGATAGTGTGTCCGTTGCACTGATATATGCAAAACCTTGCTGTCCATTGGGCAATGCAACACCCACTGGGAATGCATGGTCTTGACCATAGAAGCCAAGTGCATAGAATGAAGTACCACTGTCACGGGATACGAACTGCACCAGCTGATTCACACCAAGTGATGTGATCTTTGACCGGGTACCCACCACCAAAGTGACAATGTCATCTGAGACAATCAGATTGGCTGTGTCTAGATGGAATCCACTGGAACCAACATTGATGTAATTGTCCACCAATGCACGCCGGGATATCTCTTGCCAGTTGTCTCCACCATCTGAAGAACGCCACACAAACAGATTCACAATGTCAATGTTGGTATAGTTGAAGAATGTCACAATGATAGAACCATCTTTCAGAACTGCAATGCATGGCTTGGCTGTGTTCTGTGGTGAACCAGATAGTGATGTGGTCAACAATGTATCCAGTGTTTCGATGGGGCCATTCTGCTTCTGTCTTCGGACTGTGATGGTGTAAACCAATCCATTGTTCAGTTCAGTCACCCAATACAATGTTCCATCT